AGCTGCATATTCTATGTTTGAAATTATGAATAGCCCAACAGATTTAGGGAATAAAGAAAAAATGGCAGCTGCAAAAGATGTCCTAGATCGTAGTGGATTTACGAAGACAGAGAAAGTGGAAGTTTCTGCTGCAAGTCCACTGTTTATTCTGCCACAAAAAGATAATGAAGACGAATAAGACTTGGACTCTACCTAAACCTGAAAAGATAGGTGATGAATATGTCTGGAAACCCGTAGTAAGATTAGGAAGTCATGTACCATTTGGCTATAGACAAGACCCAGATGATTGTGATATACTACTACCGATCCCAGAAGAACTAGAAATGTTTGAACTGGCTAAGAAGTTTTTAAAACAATACAGTTACAGAGAAGTAGCAGCTTGGCTTAGTTCACAATCTGGCAGATACATCTCCCACGTAGGTTTATATAAGAGAGTTAAAATTGAGCAAAAACGTAAGACAGAAGCTGCAACTCAACGTTACCTCGCCCAAAGGTACAAAGAAGCCCTCGAAAAGGCGGAGAGGCTTGAAGGCAGACTCCTCGGACAAAAAGAGTATTTCGACTCCAGCTCAAGCCAAGCCTGAAGAGTTAGATTTTGAACAAGCAGCCCAAGAAGTAATCTTTGAACCAAACCCTGGACCTCAAACAAGTTTTCTAGCTGCAACTGAACAGGAGGTTCTTTATGGAGGTGCTGCTGGTGGTGGAAAATCCTATGCAATGGTTGCCGACCCTGTACGTTACTTGGGGAACCCAAATGCGAGAATGCTACTTGTTCGTCGTAGCACAGAAGAACTTAGAGAACTTATATCGGTAAGTAAGCAACTTTATCCCAAGGCTATTCCTGGAATTAAGTTTATGGAAAGGGATAAGACTTGGGTAGCTCCATCAGGTGCTACATTGTGGATGTCATATCTTGACAGAGATGATGACGTTATGAGATACCAAGGTCAAGCTTTTAACTGGATTGGCTTTGACGAACTTACACAGTGGCCTACACCTTATGCATGGAACTACATGAGATCACGTCTCCGTACTACAAAGGCATCAGGTTTGCCACTGTATATGAGAGCAACAAGCAACCCTGGTGGCCCAGGGCATCAGTGGGTGAAAAGAACATTCATCGACCCTCAGACTCCAAACCAGTCGTTCTACGCCACTGACGAAAACGGAGATGTGATTACTTGGCCGAGAGGTCATAGTCGAGAGGGTGAGCCACTGTTTAAACGGAAGTTCATCCCAGCCACCCTCTTTGACAACCCCTACCTTTCGGACGATGGACTCTATGAAGCCAACCTATTATCTTTGCCTGAGCATCAACGAAGACAGTTGCTTGAAGGTGACTGGGATATTAACGAAGGAGCAGCTTTCCCAGAGTTTAACAGAAGTATCCATGTTGTTGACCCATACGACATACCAAGTAACTGGATACGTTTCAGAGCTTGTGACTACGGTTACGGTTCCTACACTGGGGTTCTTTGGTTTACTGTAGTTCCTGGGTCAGAGCAGTTAGTAGTCTACAGAGAACTATATGTATCTAAAGTCACAGCTACAGACTTAGCTGACATGATTTTAGAAATTGAAGACGAGGCTAATGAGAAGATACGGTATGGAGTTCTTGACTCTTCTTTGTGGCATAATCGTGGTGATACTGGCCCTAGCCTTGCAGAACAGATGATCTTAAAAGGTTGCAGATGGAGACCTTCAGATAGATCTAAGGGTTCCCGTGTCGCAGGTAAGAACGAAATACACAGACGATTGCAGGTAGATGAATTTACAGAAGAACCTAGGATGGTTTTCTTTAGTACCTGCACTCAGAGTATAGCACAGATACCAAGTCTACCTCTTGATAAAAATAATCCAGAAGATGTAGACACACATGCAGAAGATCACTTGTATGATGCTTTACGTTATGGTATAATGACTAGACCTAGAAGCAATATCTTTGATTTTGATCCGTCATCACAAAGAACTGGTTTTCAGGCATCAGACCCCACTTTTGGATATTAAGGATAGAATATGGAAGAAGAATTTGAATCAATGGGATACGAGATGGACATAGAGGAAACATCTGCTATTGAAGATGTTGACGAAGAAGATTACTCTGATCCTATCACAGGTCAAATTGTCCAATTTGTAAAAGACAAATACAGTAAAGCTGAAACAGCTCGTAACTTGGATGAAGAACGGTGGATTCAAGCTTACCGTAACTATCGGGGTATCTATGGTCCCGATGTTCAGTTTACTTCTACAGAAAAGTCTCGTGTATTTGTTAAAGTTACAAAAACAAAAACACTTGCAGCTTATGGTCAAATTGCTGAAGTTCTTTTTGGTGGCAACAAGTTTCCTATTAGTATTGATCCTAGCATCCTTCCTGAAGGTGTAGAAGAAGTAGTTAGCTTTGAAACTAACCCCGACATACGTAAGGCTGCAGACTCTAAAAATGCAGAACTACTTCCTGGAGAAACTTATCAAGACTTTAGAGAACGTCTGGCAGGAATGTCAGAAACTCTATCACCAGTTATTGATGATGTAAAACCTAAGTCTGGTAGTACTCAATCTGCTGTTAATTTCTACCCTGCAGAAGTTGCAGCTAAGAAAATGGAAAAGAAGATTCATGACCAGTTAGAAGAATCTCACGCAAAGAAACACTTACGTGCAGCAGCATTTGAGTGTGCTTTGTTTGGTACTGGTGTTATGAAAGGACCATTTGCTGTAGATAAAGAGTACCCTAACTGGGATGACGATGGTGAATACTCACCTACCTATAAAACAGTACCTCAAACTACCTCTGTATCTATTTGGAACTTCTATCCAGATCCTGATGCAGCTACTATGGAAGAAGCAGAGTATGTAGTAGAACGTCATAAGATGTCTCGTTCTCAAGTACGTGCTTTGAAGAACCGTCCATACTTCCGTGAAAATGCTATCGACAATGTTCTACGTCTTGGTGAAGACTACCGCAAAGAGTGGTGGGAACATATTATGGAAGATAACTCAGAAGAAGATAGGGCTGAACGTTTTGAGGTTCTAGAGTTCTGGGGTTTTGTAGACACAGATATTATTAAAGATCAGGGGGTAGAAATCCCTTCTGAATTAAAAGATGCAGATCAGCTAAGTGTGAATATCTGGATTTCTAATGGCCAAGTACTACGTTTGGTAATGAATCCGTTTACTCCTTCTTACATTCCATACTTTGCTGCACCATATGAAATGAATCCATACAGTATTTTTGGCGTAGGTATTGCTGAAAACATGGATGACACTCAAACACTTATGAATGGCTTTATGCGTATGGCAGTAGATAATGCTGCCCTATCTGGTAATTTGCTTATCGAGGTAGACGAGACTAATCTCGTCCCAGGGCAAGACCTCTCCGTGTATCCAGGCAAAGTGTTTAGGAGACAGGGAGGGGCGCCTGGTCAAGCTATCTTTGGCACAAAGTTCCCTAACGTATCTAATGAAAACATGCAGATGTTTGATAAAGCTAGGGTTTTGTCTGATGAAAGTACTGGGTTCCCTTCTTTTGCGCATGGTCAAACTGGCGTTCAAGGTGTGGGCAGAACGGCATCTGGTATTAGTATGCTTATGTCTGCTGCTAATGGTTCTATCCGCAACGTAGTTAAAAACATTGATGACTACTTGCTAGCACCACTAGGTAAAGCATTCTTTAACTTTAACATGCAGTTTGATTTTGATAAAGAGATCAAAGGCGATCTAGAAGTTAAAGCTCGTGGTACAGAAAGCTTGATGGCTAACGAAGTACGCAGCCAACGCCTAATGCAGTTTATGCAGGTTGTTTCTAATCCAGCACTTGCACCTTTTGCCAGAATGGATTATATTGTTCGTGAGATTGCTAAGTCTATGGATCTTGATCCAGACAAAGTTGGAAACAATATGGCAGAAGCAGCAATCCAAGCAGAAATCCTCAAACAGTTCCAAGCTCAGAATCCCCCTCCAGCTCCACCTGAAGGTGCTCCACAGCCAGGAGGCCCACAGCAAGCTCCTGCGGGCGCACAGGTACAGGATACCCAAGGTAGTGGGGGTGGTACCATAGGAACTGGAACAGCACCTCAGCCAGGAGAACAGGGCTTCTCAGGCAATACTGGTGAACAACAGATGCAATGAAACTCGTCGTGAATAATACATTAAAACCTTTTGTCAACAATCCAGAATTGTACAACCCATTTCTGGAAGAAATCTTTAAACGAATTGATGGTGTACATAAACGCCTTGAGCAGATTACAGACGTAGAAGAACTGTATCGTGCTCAGGGTGAGATACGTGTACTTAGATCCTTATTACTTCTTAGGGAACATGTAAATGGGTAGAAAACCACAATCTTCTAACAAACCTGTTCCAGACTTTCTGGTTAAGCAAGATAGAGGGGTAAACCCTCGTGGAGTTTCTTATGATCGTGATATAAATGATCAAATGGAGTCTTTAAAAGCTGTAGGGCAATTTGCTTGGGAAAGTCTTCCAGGAATTGGTACTTACTATACTGTAGAAGATATCAAGGAAGAGTTGGCTAAAGAAAATCCTAACTATTTTATGATTGGTGCTTTAGCTGGTGCAGAAGTTATAGGCCTTATTCCAGGATTAGGTGATGCAGCCGCAGAGCTTATTAAAAAAGGAGCTAGGTCTGCAGGTAAACTGGGTTCTAAAATAGATAGGGCTGTAGATCAAACAACTGCTTTGCTGGGTGGACCTAAAGCTAAAGACGTTATCAAGAATGAGATGGCAGGGTTTACTGGACAGAATCCACCAACTTATAAGAAAAGAGATACTCCACTCTCACAACAAGAAGACTTTGAACCAGACTTTAACGAAGATGGTGTTATAAAACCTAAAGGCATACCTTCTGAAAAAACAAGGTTACGTAAGGATAACATCCTTCAGTTTAGAGAACCTATTGCAGAGTTTGCAAAAACTGTTACAATACCTAAAAAAGGTTTGCTTGGTTCAGAGTTTTTAAAGATGATCAAAAAGAATGAGTCTATTGCAGACTCTTCTTTGCAACCTCAAATTATAGACCCTAAGAAAAGATACACTAGAGAAGAACTTTTAGAAGCCATTGGTCTTCAAGATCAATACCCTGGTCCAAATGTCTTTGAATCTAATGCATACATAAATAATACAATGGGCGGAGAAATGTATGCGGGATACCAACGACAAGGAAAAGATGCTGGATTCTTGGACATTGAAAAAGAGTTAAGTTATTTTGAAATACCTATTGTCTCTAATGTACCCTCTGGTTTTGAAGGCACAGGAAAAAACTTTAAAGCTAACTCACAACACTTTGAACCAGGCACTATTGCTCACGTTAGGGGTTCTATTGTACAACCTCACGATCTTGAAACTACAGCATGGTGGCCTATAACTAATACTTCAGCTAGTTTAAAAGATTACGAAAGTATTATTGAGGGTAAACCTTTCTTATTTGTCGAAGAAATTCAGTCAGACCTTTTACAAAAAGGTTATGCAAAACCTAAAAGTTTAAGTGATGCTGCTTTTAGCAAAGCTACTGAAGAGTGGTCAAGAAACAATGTTACTAGTTTCCAAGAAATGTTTGGAGATATATCTAAAGATATAAAAAATATTTTTGAAGAGTTAGATGAAGCTGGTATGGTTAGACCAGATCTTGTAGATGGGTTTGGTGCAAAAGACAAATTTCAAAGAGATACAGTAAACAGAGGTTACGTACTTTCTAATGAACTAGAAGAAGTTTTAGATAATTTAAATTTAACAGAAGAATTCATTGAACCTAGTGTTACTGATTTAACTCTCACTGGTAGGGATCGAGATCTGCCTATTATAGATGTTGATACGGGTGCAGAACTTTCAAGAGCAGACTTCATAAAAAGATTTAAAAAAGAAAAGTATCTTACCCCCAGACAAAAAACTCAAAAATTCTTTGATAAGTCTAGGGAACTTTTGGCAAACAAAAAGATAGATAAAGAGATTAATTTTACTGATTTTCAAAATCTTTACGAAAGATATAAAGCCAATCAATTTAGGATAAGCCGAGGGGGGTATCACGATGATATTGGCTTACCACCAATCACAAAAAATAAACAGGCAGTCGAAGAATCGTTAAAAACTCTTATAGCAAAAGCAGCTCAATCGGGTGTAGATAAAATAGTTATTCCACCTGCAGAAAGAATTGCTTATGCAAGGGGTAGAAATATTGATCCAAATAATAAAGGGGATAGGTTTTATCGAACATATGTTTCAGACTTAGATAAAGCTTTAAAAGATCTTGAAAAAAATTATCCAGTTAAAGTTCATAGAGATGTAGAACTCCCTTACGAATCTAAAGAACGAATGGTAGATGAGACAGAAGCTACTGCTAATTTTTATGAAGTTGCAAGAGATTTTATACAGGAAAATCTTATAGAGTATGGCGGAATTAGTATTCCAGAAGGCGTAGATTTAGAGACACTCAACCGTGCAGCAGATCAGGAACGTGCTTTTGCACCTTTAACTAATGAAGAAGACAAAGCATTTCGAGCATTTGCAAAACACAATCAAATATCTTTAGATGAGGCAGGTAATGCTTTTGATAATTGGTTTGATGGTCAACTCCGCCACTTACAAAGAATAGATGGGTTTGATGAAATACAAAAAAATCTCTCTACTCAAGTCTCTTATAAAGGCATAATCTTAGATGTTTCACAATTAGCAGATGAATATAAAGTAGAAGCACCAAGACAATTTGCCAAAGGTGGTTCTCCTAGACCTAAACTAAGACCTGAAGGTTTTGCTAATGCAACTTCTCCCAGACCTCGTCTAAGACCCTCTGAAGATGAGGTACGTTATGTTGATGCTGTCTTTAGGGGTGAAGACGGTGATATTATAACATCTCCAGAAGAAAATAATCCAGTAACTATGCTTGGACTTATTGACGGTGATACGTTTAGGCAGTATCCTAATGACCTAAATATATACGGTGCTTATTTAAAACCTTCAGATACAGCTGAGGGTGGGCCTCACAAATCAGAGTTGCAAGACCTTTACGCAAGGGAAAAACCTGACAGTCCTCCTCTTCTAATCAACGATATTTTAATTGCAGGTAAGAGTGGTGTAGAAAACAGATACACTGCTGCCCACGAGTTTATGCACCGTGGATTTAATATTCTAAGAAATAAACACAACTTTGATGAAGTTAGTGAACGTTTTGGTCGTGCAACAGCTCAAATCTTATTCTCTGAAAATAACCCTAGGTTAGAACATGCTCTTGTTCAATCTATTCTTGAAAAAGAGGGAAAGATTGCTGGCATTGACTATACAAGTAAAGACTACCTTAAGGGTGTTAGTAAAGAAACAAGGGATAAACTAAATAAATCTGTAGAAGATATTTACGAGCTATCTAATGAAACTCTTGGGGAGGCTGGATATCAAACAGACAGAGATCGTGGACCAACAACACGTCAAGGTAGAAGAGGGGCTAAGCCAAAAAGCTTCTGGTCTTTTATCACAGAAAAATTAGGATTTGCCGAAGGAGGCGCAGTAGGAAACATGAATCAACAAATGAGTTTTGCATTCGAAGACGGTGGTCTTCGTGACGATGGAATGATGAGAGACCCTGTATCAGGTAATGAAGTACCTTCAGGTTCTATGGCTAATGAGGTAAGGGATGATATTCCTGCACAACTGTCTGAAGGGGAATACGTAGTTCCTGCAGATGTTGTTCGTTATTATGGTGTAAAATTCTTCGAAGATTTGCGAAATGAAGCAAAAATGGGCTTGCAAGAGATGGAAGCTAATGGTAGAATAGGCGGAGAACCAGTTCCTGCTGGTGGTCCTATAAACGATGACGACCTAGATGATGAAGAGTTAGAGGCTATTCAACAGCTTATGGGTATGAATGAAGGTGGTGTTGTTGATGCCTACTTACAACAACAAACCCTTTATCAAGACCCTGCACCTATGGCTGTAGGAAATACTATGTCATATGACACAGGCTATAACGTAGGTGGTCTAGCACAGCAAACAGAGGAAGATATCTACACAGCAGGACAACAAGCTTCTCAAAATGCTTATATTGGATCTCCACTAGGTTTTAGTCTTTTTAGCCCTAGTGAATCTAAAGCATTTGAACCTGTAAATCTAATACACCCTGAAACCTTTGCTAAGGTAGTTGCTACTACTCAACAAATGTATGAAGACTATATTGAGCAAGGTTATGTCGTAGATGATGGTTCTCTGGAACCTCCCGAAGAGGTAGCTGCAGCACCTTCTAGTGGTGGCGATGACGGCGGTGGTACACCACCTCCTGGAGAATCTAAACCTGCTTATGAAGATTGGCTAAACTCAGCAGACTTTAACAGTGAAACAGGTATTCAAGAGTTTGTTAATAGTATTGAGTATGACCCATCTAAGTCTAACCTAGATATGCAAACACTAGGTGCTACTATGTTAGCTGGACCTATGGCTGGTCTTGCTACAGCCGCAGGTGGAGTATTAAGAGGTGGTGGACTACAAGCAATCTCTGATTTACGTGCTGCATCACTTATTGCTAAAGCACAAGGGCTTGATGAACTTGCTAGCAAGATTGATGGACAAGTTGCAGATATCATTAAAGATGGTCCAGGCATTCTAGACTTCTTAGATGATACCTTTGCTACAGGTAAACAGAAAGCTAATGCTTGGGCTAGAAAAAATGGTTTTGATAATATCACTGCTGCAACAGGAAATATCAAAGCTAAACAACAGTTACAAGATCAAAAAAATCAAAAGATGATAAATGAGGCTACTAAGAAAGCTGCAGATAAAGCTGTTGCAGACTATGCAGCACTTCAACAATCTTCTAGAGGTAGTAGTAATAATGATGATGATGGCCCATCTATAGTTACTCCGAAATCTGTTTCACAGACCTCAGCTATTATGGATAGACAGACAGATGACACTAGAGCAGATACTACTGCAAATTTAGAAAGAACTACAGCTAAGATAAAAGATTTACAAACTGGTAAGAACACATCAGGCCAGGTTGGATTTAAAGAAGGTGGCCTAATGGCCAAAGGCAAAAGAAGAAAGAAAAAGAAATAAGGCTACCCAGCTACGGCTGGCCCCAACATAAGGAGAATATAAATGCCTGAACTAGCAGAAGTAGAAACACAACAATCGACATACGTTGATAGAGGTTATAACTACGAAACTAAACGTAAACGTATGGAAGAGGAAGAAGAGGAGATTAAACGACTTGAAGCCGAACAACGTGGTGAATCTGAAGAAGAAGAAACTACCGAAACGGAAGAGACCGATACAGAAGCTGAAGAAGCAACGTTATCTCCAGAAGAAAAAAGCTTCAAAAAACGTTATGGCGATTTAAGACGCCACATGCAAGATAAAGAGAAGGAATGGAACGAAAAGTTTGAACTTCTTGAAAAACGCATGAAAAAAGAATCTATTGTTCCTCCTAAGTCTGATGAAGACATTGAACAGTGGGCGCAGCAATACCCTGATGTAGCAGGTATTGTAGAAACTATTGCTGCTAAGAAAGCAAAAGAAATGTTTAGCAAAGCAGAAGCTAAACTAGAAGAATTTGAGAATGCAAAATATGAGGCTGACAGAGTTCGTGCTGAAAACAAGATCCGTAAAATCCACTCTGATTTTGATGATCTAAGAGCTTCAGACGAGTTTCATACTTGGGCAGGAGAACAACCTAAATGGGTTCGAGATGCACTTTATGAAAACTCTGATGACCCAGACTCAGTTGTTCGCATAATTGATCTATATAAAGCAGATAAAGGTCTTACTAAATCTGCACGTAAAGATCGAGCAAAAAGTGCAGCTTCTACAGTTACAAAACGTAGTAAAACACTAGTAGATGTAGATGATGCAAATGACGTAATTCGTGAGTCAGAAGTTGCTAAAATGTCCGATAAGGAATTTGAAGCACGTAATGACGAAATTAACAAAGCTATCCGTTCGGGTAAATTTGTTTACGATGTATCTGGCAAAGCTAGATAAACTGTTGACAAACAAACATTCAACAGTATAACTACAGGTATGAGACAAAAGCCTCTTTGTGACTACCTTTTGTCTAAACCTAATTTCACAAAAGTCTAAACTATAGAAGAACTACCTGTTCAAGTATAGGCCCAGTAGACACTTGGTAGGCCAACTGAGTGTCTTTCTGCACCCTAGAAAACGTACAGCCTCTTTAAAGGTGTTTAGCTTTATATTAAGCCAAATATCAGGAGGATTTTATCATGGCTTTTACATCCGCAGCAGGTCACGGAAATCTACCTAACGGTAATTTTTCTTCCGTAATCTATTCTAAAAAAGTACAGCTTGCTTTCCGCAAGTCTACAGTTGTTGGTGATATCACTAACTCTGATTATTTTGGTGAGATCAGTGCACAAGGTGACACTGTTAAAATCATCAAAGAACCTGAGATCTCCGTAAGCTCATATGCTCGTGGTACTCAGATCTCAGCACAAGATCTAGATGACGAGGACTTCTCTCTAGTCGTAGATAAGGCTAACTATTTTGCCTTCAAGATCGACGACATCGAAGAAGCTCACTCACATGTCAACTTCATGGACCTTGCAACCAACCGTGCGGCATACCGTTTGGCTGATCAGCATGACCAAGAAGTTCTAGGCTATTTGTCAGGTTATGCACAATCTGCACTACACACAAATGCAGACGGTGTTAACTCAACTGTAAATGGTACTAAAGCAGTATCAACTGCAGGTTCTGACGAACTACTTTCTTCAATGAAACTAACTCGTCCTAACTTCGGTAACTTGACAACAGCAGGTTCAACAGGCGACTCTATCCCTGTTGCTGCTCGTCTACCAGGTGCAACAGCACTACCAACAGGTTACGTATCACCTAACATGATCGTAGCTCGTATGGCTCGTTTGCTTGATCAACAACAAGTTGACAAGAACGGTAGATGGCTTGTAGTTGACCCAGTATTTATGGAAATCCTACGTGACGAAGATTCACGTCTTCTAAACGCAGATTTCGGTGAATCAGGCGGTCTACGCAATGGTCTAGTCATCAACAACTTGCATGGCTTCCGTATCTATCAGTCTTCTAACCTACCTTCATTGGGTACAGGTGCTGACACTGTAGATAACACTGCACAGTCAGCTAACGCAGGTATCATTGTTGGTGGTCATGACTCAGCAGTAGCAACTGCAGAGCAGATCAACAAGACTGAAACATATCGTGACCCAGACAGCTTTGCTGACATTGTTCGTGGTATGCATCTATACGGCAGAAAGATTCTTCGTCCAGAAGCAATCGCAACTGCTAAATACAACTTGGCGTAATAGGAGGACTTAATTATGGCTAAATCTACTTCATTGCTTGCAAAAGCAGTTATGGTTGAGAAGCAAGTTGAGCTTCCAACTACGACAGGTACAGTCACAGGTCCATCTGTTGGAGCAGGTACTCTTGTTCTAGCAGCTGGTGTTGAGTTAATTGATGCAATGGACTCAGCAGATTATGATGTTACAGTTACAGATGGTACAACTACATTTATGGCTGCTACAGCCGTAGATAGTGGTTCTGCAGGTGACTTTGCATTCGGTACTCAAACACAGGGTATTGTTGCAGCAGCAGACACCATTGACGTAACTGGTACAGCTACTGCTTCTCCAGCAGCAACAGTTACTGCTCGTGTATGGGCTATCGTCGTAGACGTTAACGAGGCAACTCGTGGCGCAGACGAAGTCGATCGTGACTATCTTGCATAACTAAACTAACTTAGGGGGCTGGGCAACTGGCCCCTTAAGGCTATCTAAAAGGTGTTATAATGGCTACATATGTTACATTAGTTAATCAACTGTTACGAAGACTGAACGAAGTTACCCTAGATGTTGCAGGTAATGGATTTGATTCGGTACGAAACGTGCAAGCTCTGGCTAAAGATTCCATTAACAACTCCATAAGAAATATTATTCAAACTGGCCAAGAGTGGCCTTTTTTAAAAACTACTTATACTCAAACATTAGCTGCAGGTACGAGGTTATATGACTTCCCTGCAGATTTTGCTACTGTAGACTGGGACACTTTCTACATAAAAGAACTAGGATCTGCAACTAACACTCCTAGCTACTTACCTACAATTTCTTTTGAAGAATATACGCAAAGATATCGTGGACTAGATGATCAAGGTGATTCAGGTTCTGGTATCTCTGCTCCGCAAAGAGTTTACCAAACATATGAAAGTAAATTTGGTGTTACTCCAGTACCCAATAATGCTTATGAAATTGAATATGTTTATTGGACTTTTCCCTCAGACTTAACCAACTTTGACGATATTTGTGTAGTGCCTGACAGATTTAACCACGTAATTATTGACGGTGCTATGATGTATCTAATGAGATTTAGATCAAACGATCAGAGTGCAGCATTGCATCAACAAAACTTTCAAGAAGGTATCAGATCTATGAGACGTGTTCTTATGGATGATGCCCTAGATATCAGATCTACCGTAGTACAACGTAACAAATCGTTTAGTAATACTATTAGCAGTATAGTTTAATGCCCGAAAATTTAGCTTCCTTTAAAGTATTTTGTCAAGGTGGACTTAACACCAGCCGTGATGTGTTATCTCAGGGTGAAACTCAACCTGGGTCTGCTGTACGGCTAATTAACTATGAACCCTCTGTAACTGGTGGTTATAGAAAAATCAACGGTTTTAGTAATGACTACGGCACAGTAACAGGTACTGGAAATATTCTAGGTGTCTGCGTCATGGACGGAATTAATGATGGTATTTTAGCTTGTAGAGCACCATCAACAGGCAGTCAATATTTTTACTATTGGGATGCTACAGCAGAATCTTGGTCTGCCGTAACTGTAACTGGTTCACCTACAATGACAGGTGTAACTAAAGTAAGATTTACTAAATATAACTGGGGTAATGCCAAAGTTCTTCTTACCGATGGTGTTAATCCTGCTGCTACATATGATGGCACGACTTATACACAGATTACTCATGCCACTGCACCCTCAGCACCAAAATACTCTACTATGTTTAAAAACCACATGTGGTTGGCTGGGGACTCAACAGAACCTCAAAACGTTTACTTTAGTGCTCCTTACGATGAAACAGACTTTTCTCCTGCAAGTGGCGCAGGTGTAGTTAATGTTGGGTTTGATGTCGTAGCAATTAAACCTTTCCGTGATACTCTATATATCTTTGGAACCACAAACATAAGAAAGCTTGTAGGAGATAATATCTCTAACTTCCAGCTACAAGAAGTTACAGATAATCTTGGCTGTATGGCTACTGACAGTGTTATTGAAATTGGGGGTGACCTACTCTTTCTTTCGCAAGACGGGCTACGTCCTGTAAGTGCTACAGATAGAATTGGCGATGTAAACTTAGAAACAGTTTCAAAAGACATTCAATCTATTTTTACGGATATTGTATTTGATATTGATCTTGATACACTAAATGCCGCAGTAATACGCCAAAAGTCTCAATTTAGATACTTTTTTGGTGGTACAGACACACAAGGTATTATTGGGGGTTTTAGAGAAATAAACGGCGGAATTCAATTTGAATATGGACAACTGCTAGGTATCTCTGCAACTTGTGCAGATAGTGGTTACATTGGTCAGTATGAGTACGTAATACACGGAAACACTGACGGTAAAGTTCATAGGCAAGAACAAGGAAATGACTTTGATGGTGGTAATATCTTTAGTCTTTTCCAAACCCCATATTATCATATGGAAGATCCAGAACAACGTAAAATATTTTATAATGTAGCTACATATTTACGTTCTGAAGGAGATAATGAAATCGTTATGAGTATGCTTTATGACTATGATGATTTCTTAACACTAAACCCCTCTGATTTTAACTTAGTAACAGAGGGTGCTGCTGCCTACTATAACGAAGCATTATACAATAGTACGGCAATATACGATGGTAATCCATCGCCTGTGCAAAGATCTAACATCTCAGGCTCAGGTAAATCAGCAGCTATAAGATATGTAACTAATAGCACCGATGCATCACACAGTGTTCAAGGCATTGTAATTACTTTCGGGGTAGGAGACAGGTTGTAAAATGGCAGGTTATACAAGACAAAGTGTGGCTACAATTATTGCTAATGCAGTTATTAAAGCAGGTCCACTTAACGCAGAGTTTGATCAAATCTTAGCAGCATTTAATCAGGCAACAGGGCATACCCATGATGGTAGTTCTGCAGAGGGTGCATATGTACCATTAATTTCTGATACAAGTGCATTTAACAAAGTAGTTATTGATGAGGCTAACAACAGAATTAGTTTCTACAATGACGTATCTAGTGCTGCAGTAGAGCAAATTAGGCTGGAGGACGGTGTACTTAAACCTGTAACAGACAATGATATAGACCTAGGTGCTTCAGGTCTTGAGTTTAAGAATTTGTATGTAGACGGTGTAGGTTACATTGACACTATCGAAATTCACGAGAATGCTACAATTACTGGTGATGTTAGTGTTGGTGGTAATTTAACTGTCGATGGTAATACTACCCTAGGCAATGCATCTTCAGATACAGTTACAGTTACTGCCCAAGTCTCTTCTGACCTTGTTCCAAGTGGAGCATCTTTTGATCTAGGTAGTCTTAGCAATCAGTGGGACAACTTATGGATCAACGGTACTGCCAGCATAGATACTGGAACTTTTGGTACTTCTGACACTCTTACTATTAATGGTAATAGCATTACTAGTACCCAACCTTTAACAGTATCTGCTACTGGTGTAAGCTCAAACCTGTTTTTGGAGTCAGATCGTGATATTTATTTAGATGCAGGTGGTGGTGACATACGGCTGTATGCAGGAACTCAATTTGCAAAGTTTGCTAATAACAGTGGAAACCTTGTCATTGCCTCTGGCCCTGCAACGACAGCCATGACATTTTCAAGTGCTAATGTAGACTTTGCAGGTACAGTAGATGTTACAGGTAATACTACGTTAGATGCAAACTTAACTGTTGATGGCAGCACTACTCTAGGTGATAGTCAGTCTGATAGTGTTACCTTTAATGCCCGTATTGCCAGTGGATATGGTGTAAACACAGGTATAGAACCTACTGCAAACAATACTTATAACTTAGGCAGTGATAGCTACGAGTGGAGAAACCTTTGGATTGAGGATACTGCTTATATTGATACAGGTGTGTTTGGTGACAATGAGTATATGACTCTCACAGATAATGAAATTGATGTATCTTCTGGTGGTCTTACTATTGATGTGACAGGTAATCTTACACTAGACTCTACCACTACAATGAACTTAAACACTAGTTCAGATTTAAATATTGATGCTGCGAGTGAGATAGAGATTAGTGCAGGTACTTATCTTGATATAGATACTCTTGACGGTGTAGTAGGACTTCAAAAGAATGGTATTCTTTATGCACAATTTACAGAAAATAGTGGTAACCTTCAGATACAATCTTCTGCATTTCCTGCTGTAAACTTTACTAATGCAAATGCCGATTTTTTAGGTACACTGGATGTTACAGGTAATACCACATTAGATAGTAACCTATCTGTCGGTGGTAATGCTACGATTACTGGAAACCTTACTGTAAACGGCACAACTACCACAGTAAACAGTACTACTGTAACTATTGACGATCCTATCTTTACCATAGGTGGAGACACAGCCCCTGCATCAGACGACAACAAAGATCGTGGTATTGAGTTTAATTGGCACAATGGTTCTACAGCAAAAGTAGGTTTCTTTGGATTCGATGACTCTGAAGGTAAATTTACATTTATTCCTGATGCAACAAATACTTCCGAAGTGTTTAGTGGTACATCTGGAACTATTGTAGCTGATCTTGAAGGTAATGTTACTGGGGACTTAGACGGTAATATAGTACCCACAAGTGGCTCGTCTGAAGCTGCTAGTATAGTTCCTGGTGTTGACAGCACTTATACATTAGGTACTGATGTTAAACGTTGGGTAGATGTATTTGCAGATGAAATACATACAGGCTCTAACATTCAGTTTGAAGGTGCTACTGAAGATGCCTTTGAAACAACCCTAACTGTTACAGACCCAACTGCTGACAGAACTGTTACTATTCCAGATGCAGATGGTACAGTTGCATTAGCTAACTCCTTAGAGCACCCAACCTTTACAAATGGTGCAGATATTGGAAATAACGAGTTTCTAACTTTTGGTGGAGAAACAGCAGGTTCTTCTTTAGGCGGTAGTTATCCTGCAATCAGTGCTTTAAGTAATCCTAGTGATAGAAGTAATGACAATTTGTTTTTCTATATTGATGGTTCTAACAGAGTAAACATCAATCAGAACGAAGTGTATCTTGCAACAGGTATGGATATTGTTTTTGAGGGTGATACCTCAGATGCAAATCAAACAAGGCTTGTTGTAGAAGACCCTACTGCAGATAGAACAATTACTTTACCTGATCTTGATGGTACTGTACCTTTAATTAACAGCAGTGGTCACTTAGTTGTTGAGAATGCTGACCCTGAACTACATCTTATATCTACAGATGTTGGTGAAAGTTATTTTCAACTTAGAAAAAGCTTTGTTGCAGATGCTTGGGATATACGGATCGACGGGTCTAATTCCGCATCAGGTAGTATTTTTAGTACAACTATTGACAATGTATTATTCCAAGAACAACTTGTTTCTGGTGGGCTTGCTGATACAACGTTTAAAGATACTGTTACAATTGAACCTAACGATCTTACAAACGGCGATGGTAGTCTACAAATAAACAGTGGGCTTTTCGGTGAAGCAAAAATTGTTGTAAATTCAAATGACCCCAAGATAGGTATTGGTACAACTTCTCCTGCTGTTTCACTAGACATTGCAACAACTGATGCAATTCAAGTTCCTGACGGTACAACAGCAGAACGTCCTGCTTCACCTGCAAGTGGTATGTTCCGTTACAATACAGATGAAAATGGTTTTGAAGGTTATGCAAATGGTGTATGGCAACCTTTAACTGATAAGAAACAAACTGCAAATACTACCTCTACTACTCAAACTGCTATTGCAACTTACGCATATGCAAGTTATGTTGGTGGAGAATTTTTAATTACGGCAGATGATGGAACAGAACGTACTATTACTAAACTACTCGTAGTACATGATGGTACGACTGCTGTTGCTACACAGTTTGGTGAAGTAAATACAGATGCTGCTCTTGCTACATTTGATGTAGACATTAGTGGCTCTAACTTTAGAATACTTGCAACTGCTGCAAGTGCTTCTTCTACAGATTACACAGTGATTGCAACTTTAATAGACTCATAAGGTGACTCGTGGCTAATACCAGAACATTTACAGCTAACAACGGATTATCTAATGTAAACTCAATTTCTGAGATTGTTGGCAGCTTTGGTCCAGATGGAAGTGATGTACTAAATCTTAGTGCAGTTCAAAATATTGGTGCTGCCTTAGACTTATCTTTAGGTTTTAGTTTTTATGCAGGTCGTTTTCATCTAAACGATGGTGGAACTAGGCTATACATACATCAAGGGGCATTTGGCGATACTATAAGAAGGTATGATCTATCTACTGCATATGACATATCTACAGCTTCATTTGCGGAAGCTTATGATTATTCAGGTCTTACTGGTTCTAATAACGGGTCTACCACTAGCAGAGATGGAACAAAGTTTTATATTGTCGATACTAGTACGCCTTTAAAAATAAAACAAGTGACTTTAAACACCCCATATACATTTAGTTCTGTCACAAATAATGGGGACTATCTTGATTTAAGTTCTTACAGTCAAGTTGGAAGTTCTATATACGATATAAGATTTAATCCAGATGGAGATTTACTGCATATTGTAGATAATACTAACAGTCTCATACATCAATTTTCTTTAGGTACTGCTTGGGATATATCTGGGACAATAACCTACGATGGTTCTACATCATTAAATTCAAGTTCATATTATGGTTTTCATCTTAGTACAGATGGAACTAAATTATATACTATTAACTCTAGTAGAAACATAGAAGAGTATGATGTTTCTCCTGCATATGATTTATCAAGTTCTTCTAATGTTACGTATACAGGGCAAAGTCATAATACAATCAGTTTAGGTGCAGTATCTCCTAGAGGAATTTCTTTAAATATGGACTATACTGGAGGTACTGGTGATACTGTTTATATAGCTAACTACACTTCTGACCTAGAAATTTATGAAGCATCTATAGGTGAAGGACCATACAAAACTTTTGATCTATCTTCTGGTTCAACTTTTATTGTAGAAAACTCTCAAAACAATACCTATAGATTTGCAAATCCACCTACATCTGGTCGTGGTGGTTTATATACTATAATTATAAAAGGTTCTAGTTATTCTACTACACTAGGGGATGTGCAATGGCCTTCTGGTACAGCACCCACATTTAGTACTGCAGGAGCATATGATATAGTTTCTATTACAAGCTCAGATGGTGGTGCTACATATCAAGCTGTTCTTGCTATGGAGGAATGTAAATAATGGCTAATAATGTACCATTCAAACCTAATAGCAGTTTAGAAGTAAACGGACCTATAGAGTTTTTAAAAGGAACAGTTACAGAAAGTAGTGGCAGTTATAACATAGACAATGGGCTAATAGAACGTAAAGTTTTTAACTTTGCAAATAGTGGAGGCACTACATATACTGAGTCAGCTGAAACGAGAGATATTTGTTTTAAGCCTGATGGAACAGCTATGTTTGTATTGGAAGAAGGTATAAGTAGTTCTTTTAGAGGAGTAATAAGAAAATTTGATTTAAGTACTGCTTGGGATTTATCTACTGCTACTTATAATGCTTCTGAAAGTGCCGATACCATTAACACTATAGGCACTCAAACTGAAGTAACTAGTCTAGTATTCATTCGTTGTTTTTTATTTAGTCCTGACGGTACAAAACTTTTTGTTGCAACAGTTAATAACTCATCACCAAAAATTTTACAAATACCTCTTACCACAGCTTGGGATGTTTCAGCTTCAAGTGGGACTGTGCAAGATTTAGGTCCACTTCCTGATACCAGTGCAACTCCCCTTGGTCCAAAAGCAATGTCTTTTAATGATGATGGTACTGAACTTTTTTCATGGTGTAGTACTTCATTAGGAATAAATAAAGTTTATAAGTCTACTCTTAGTAGTGCTTATGACATAAGTGTTGTCAGTGGTACTACTACAGAACTGGCAGATACAGTAACGTCTATTCAAGACAGTGGCAGTTTAGGAACTATTGTTGAAGGTGCTTCTATAAGGTTTAATGAAGATGGCACAAAAGTTTTCTTTTGGACTCCGCAGCAAGATGGTGATACAAACTATATTATACGGATGTTTAATCTATCTACTGCCTACGATGTAACTACTATAGAAGGTGGTGGACCGTATCCAACTACACCTGATGCAACTTTTGATTTTACAACTTTAGGTTATACGACAGGTTATGGTAGTCCTGTAAGCTGTGATATACGTTCTATAGCATTTGGAAATGATGGTAAAAAACTTTATACTTTAGGTACTCAGTTAGTTACGGAGTACGACATAGGTGGAAATAGACGTACCCTAGACCTATCTACTGGAAACTATTTTGAAGTAAACTTAGACGCAGATTCGGATTTAGTTTTTGATAATGCTAGGGATGTAGATTTATTTTCTGTAAAAGTAAATGGAGTTTCAACTGAAGGTCATGGTACAGTACCTGGTAATTTTAGTACGTCTTCAAACTTGAACAGCCTTATAAGTTTTAGCATTCCTTGGGGCTTTGACCTTATTGATAATGGCACTAAGTTGTACATATATGATGTTAGTGATGAACAAGTAAAATATATTTCACTCAGCACACCTTACGATGTAAGTTCTGGTTCGTTTAGTTATCAAAACTTTACCAGTACAACTGGAAGTGGGCTTGTCAATTTTAGGTCTTTAACAGTAAGAGATAGTGGCACAAAAATGCACTTGACTACAGGAACAACTGTAAACCAGTGGACTTTAAACACTCCTTATAGTTTAAGTAGTACTACCTACAACGGCAGTATTACTCCAACAAGCTCTAGGGCAGGTTGGAATATCTTTTGGAACAACGATGGTACAAGGCTGTACTCTTCTTCCACAACTGGTTCCATTCAACAGATGGATTTAAGTACAGCTTACGACATTACTAGTACTGTAACAGACAGTGGAATAAGCCCTACTATGACTAGATCACCATATGGTATGGACTTAGATGAAACTGGAACTTACCTCTATTATGTAACAAATGTTAATAATGATCAAATAATTTACAGAGCTACTCTATCTACTCCTTACGACATTAGTACTGTAGATTGGGCTACTGAGGTTGAAATAGATTTAACTACAACGGTTGGTATGCCATCTTCAAGCAACTTTACTGGTGTTAGAGTTTTGGATGGAGGCAAAAAGGTAGCCATACTTGATAACAGCTATGATGTTGCTAGGGTTTTTACTATACTACAAACCCCATCTATTACACTTTCTCCTAATGTAAATGTCTTAGGCACACAGACTTCTGTAACAAATGAATCATCTGCACGTTATACATTTAGTACAAAAAATGGTGGAAAAACCTTTATTGGAACTCAAACAGGGACAGACTTTTCATAATGGCAAATAATCAACCATTCAAATTAAACTCTGGATTATCTGTAACTTCTGTCTTTGAGACTGCTGTACCAGTTACAGAAGAATCTTATGTTTTTAATGGCCCTTGGCCTACCCTTACGGATACTACGTCATTTACTATACCTTCTGCATATGTAGGTGCACAGGGCAATAAGGGTTTATTTTTCAAACCTGATGGGTTACAGATGTATTTTACATCTAATGACCTATTTAATGGTGAAGCATATATTTATCAGTTTACTTTATCTACAGCTTGGGATGTTACAACTGCTTCCTATACAGCAGTATCAGGAGATAACATAGATGATGGAAACTATTTAGGTGAAACAGAAGGATTAAAATTTAGCCCTGACGGAACTAAAGTGTATGTTACTTCGTACATATCTCAGTTAATGGTCCAGTATCCTCTTACTACTCCTTGGGATATCTCTACACTGTCTAACTCTACTAGAGTAGAGGCTAGTTGGCCTACAATTATAGGTGCAGGATTTAATGTGCAAGGCGGTACGTTTATTGATGGTGGTAAACGACTAATACTTTCTCATACCAGTTTACCAACAGTTTCTCCAGATTTTTATGAAATAACTTTAAGTGAGCCATACAATATAGCTACAGCAGCTTACTACGGTGTAACTTATGATTATGTAGGTGCAGATAATAGTGCAGGGCCATGGACAGATTTTGCTTTTAATAGCACAGGAACTATTGCAGTAGGCGTAAATAGTACAAAAACATATGATTTTAGTTTCCTTAGAACTGATCCTAATTCTCCTTGGGATTTAAGTACACTCACACAGGGTCCACCATCAGGTGGTAGTTGGGCACCAAGATTTAATATAACAGGTATAGGTAATCCTGAAGGAATATTTATACACCCAGATAACACAAAAGTGTTTGTATTAGATGGTACTACAGATAAGATACATGAATTAGCATCTAACACAAGTACAAGTACTTGGGATACAGACTTTAGAAATTACAAAATAGATTTATCTCAGGGTAATTATTTTACAAAACTTCTTACACACAATACTCGTCTTGAGTTTGATAATCCTCCACCTGATGGACAGGTTGGAAGTTTTATTATGGAAATTACTGGCAATAGTGAAGGTTATGATATATCAAATCTTACATACGATTCAAGTAATTATAAGGAATTTAATACTAGAGTAAGGCAAATTGAATTTGGACCTGAAGGCCGCAGTGTATCTTTTGCAGGGTATAGGTTTGCAAATTCCTTACATCAGTACCCTTTATCTGAGCCTTATAATCTTCTTACTATGGACCCTAAAAAATATGTAAGAATTGATATGAGTACTACAGCATATGGTAGTCAGACATTTTGTTACAGTTTTTATTTCAAACCTGATGGAACTTCTGTATACCTTATGGGCTATTCTGTGTCACCAGATATTATACAAGTAAATCTAAGTACGCCTTTTGATTTAAGTACTGCATCTTCTTCTTACGATGCAATTTTGGCAGTAGGTGCTGACATGAAAAGAATAGAGTTTAGTCCTGATGGATTAACTTTATTTATTCATTATATGAATTCACAAGATTTAGTTGGGCATCCTCTTACCACAGCTTGGGATATTACTACTGTTGATCTTCTTGATACTAGCAATAGTTATACTTTAACTACAGATGTGGCAGTTTCAGGAACTATTATGAGTGGTAGATTTAGTCCAGACGGAAAAGAGTATTATGCTTCAGAGGGTTGGCAGTCTTCAAGTACAAATCATAAAATGCACAAATTTGTTCTCACGACTCCATACGATCTTACTACTATGTCTTACGATTCTAGTTCTGTAACATACAACTCTCTTAAATCTACCATACTAGTTCCTGGGTCAGTAACTTTTTCAGAAGATGGTAAAAAACTTTATGTTACAGATGATGGTGCAGATGATACTGTGCATGTATTTAATGTAGCACCATCCTCTACCCCAGACGATTTTTATATATCGTGGCCTGACAACATTAGATGGAACAAAGGTCTTATACCTGAAACACCTGCTACAGGTCAAACAGATCAATATGCCTTTATTACGGTAGATGGTGGCGAAACGTACTACGGAAAATTACTTGGAGATAACATATGAGTACTTCAGGATTAATAGCTGCAGCAGCAGCATACAGCAACTACGAAGAATATATCCCGCCCCCAGTAATATCTTTTCATAGTCACACTATTGACTCAAGTAATATGAACATTACTGTGCCTAGTACAATAGAAGAAGGTGATTTGGCTATAGCATACTCAACAACTGCAACTGGTCCTGCTCCTACTCTTTACTCTGGATTTACTCAAATAGCTAGTTTAAATTCTACTTTTGAAGATATGTTTCAGTATAAAATTTTTGATGGTACAGAAGGGGGTACAACTCTTACTAGAACTGGTGATAGCTATGATGCTGCAAGTTTATTAGTTTTTAGGTCAACTACAGGTGCAGACACAGTTTGGAGTTTAGATCAAAATAACACAAGTATTGTGCAAACTAGTAGCACTCCTACTACAGTAAACTTAACCCTTCCTACAGTAGCTCCCACTATCATATTTGCAAACTATTCTGCTTATAGTTCGATGCCGTATATTAGTGGAACTTTTTGGGATGCTGACTTTCAAAACACGGGTGAAAGTAGTAATAGAATACACTTTTACTATGAAATACAGAATACAGAAGCTGATCTAGCTGCTAGAAGTATAGTACCATCTGGTGATTACGGAAGTTATAACAGATTATCTTACGCAGTATTTAGTGCTACAAGAGCATAGAGGAAAATAAAATGTATATTAACACAGTTAGAAATATCTACCCTTATACAGAAAAGGATTTTAGGAAAGATAATAGAAGAACATCTTTCCCTAAAGTTATTACTAATACTTTGTATGCCAAGTTTGGGGTATACCCAGTCACTGATGGCACCCAACCAGATTTTGATAAGACAACTCAAAAGGTTGTTGCAGACGATATGCCCACACAAAACGATTCTGGCGATTGGGTATTAGGCTATTCTGTCGTAGATCTAACACCGCAAGAAATAGACGACCAGAATGGTCTAGTTGCTGAAGCTAATCGTGTAAAACGTACAGCTCTTTTATCTGATACAGATTTTTATGGTCTATCCGACCAAGCTATGTCAGATGCTATGACAACATATCGTCAAAAACTTAGAGACATAACATCTCATGAAAACTGGCCGCATCTTTCTGATGATGATTGGCCAGTAAAACCTTGACTTTTTTTGATTTATGAGTTAAACTATGAGTGAAGTAAAAATCTCCCACGAAGAACTTGAAGCTATGCTAGATCGTGCAGCTAGACGTGGAGCTAAAGAGGCTCTACGTTCTATTGGTCTACTCGATGACGATGCACATAAAGATATTACAGAGATGCGTAGCTTATTAGAAGCTTGGAGGGATACTCGTAAATCAATTTGGTCAACACTAGTAAAAATATCTACCGTTGGTATCCTGACCTTTATAGCAGGGGCGGTATGGATGACAATGGGTAAATAAGGAAATTAGATTATGGCATGGAATGATCCTAAACCAGTAAGAGATGGCTTTGGTAACGTAGTAAGGGATGGTTTTGGCAACCCCGTTATGAATACTCCTGGTGCTTCACACCCTACAGATAACGATAGTTCCTCAAGAACCACAAAAATTTCGTCAAGTAATTTAAACCCATCTGATAAGGTATTTCTTAATGTAAGTGGAGAAAACTACTACGACATTAATACAGGTCTTTACCATTATCAAGGCAAGACGTATGATAAAGCATCAGATTACTCTGCTGCAGTAAAAGCCTTTAATGAAGGAAGAGGTGGTGGTTCTACTGAATGGACTAAAACTGACTACGGATATGATCCTGATAGAGTACGTATAAGTAATACACCAACCACTCGGGAGGTTATGGAAACTCTTGCAGGTATGTCACTTACAGATCTTTATAGTAAATATGAATACAAAGAGTGGGGAAAAATTGCTAAAACAGCCTCGGATATTGTTTACGGGGTTATAGGCAGTAATGCCGACAACAGAGACTGGAAAACAATTTTTGAAAATGCTAAGAGTGATTCTGGCGTAGGCTATGACCCTAAAAAGTTTTTACAACTTGCTGGTGCCGCAACTAATAAAATGTATGGTGGTGTAAAACTTAAGTATAAAAAAGCTAAAAAGAATAATAAGGGTGAAGTTACAGAAAAATCTAGTGTTATGATTGTAGATTCACAAGGTAATGCTCTAAGACAGCTTACTAGAAACAAAAATGAAGTTGCAAGAGTATTAAGTTCTTTTGGTGTTGAAGATGTTAATAAGTCACTAGAAAACATACAGGCCGAAATGATTGCCGATAATGACGATATCGGCCTAAGTTCTTATGGCCAAGTATTTACATACTTCCAAGATAATGTTTTTGAACCTTGGAAAAATATCGAAGATATTTGGAATACAGAAAACTGGACATTGATGGGGGAAGGCACAGGAACTGTAGACGTTACCCTTGATCTAGAAGATACTGGTGGTGGAGCCGTTGGTGATACTGGAGGTGGCACTGGCGGTGATACTGGAGGTGGCACTGGCGGTGATACTGGTGATGATACTGACGGTACTGGTGTAGATACTGGGGATACTGACATAGGTACTGTAGGAGACGATTACACAGGTATCGTAGATCTTCCTGTAGATCTTCCAACATATTCTGACCCAACAGATACAGGAATTACTCAAATAGATCCTTTAGACACTTTAGGTTCTACTGAAGGTGATGTAGGAATACTACCAATCACCGACCCTTCCTATGACTTAGAAACACAGTTTACAGGTACAACAGATGTTGGTACAGAAACTGGCGGTGCTGGTGCTATACCAACTACAATTTCTATTCGTCCAAACTATACTGGTACGAATATGGCTAACCTTACTTCTCAGTCTCAATCTGGATTTGGTGGACAAAGAAAATATAAAAACAAGTATGGCCAAGAACTTACAGTTACTGTGGATGGTTCTGGTAACCCTATTACCTATGTACCTCCAGGATTTAGTCCTGTTCAAGGACAAGCTAAGGGTGGTGTAGTTTCTGAGAATGATCCTGAAGTACAACTGGCTAGAAGATTTCTAGGTTTTGATGGGCCTTCTCACCAACTTGAAAAGTTCTTAGACTCTAATCCTGCAGCAGCAGCTCGTATGGGTAAATATCGTCAAGCTTTATCAGGAAGCAATCTTGGTTTTGATGAGGGTGGTTTAGCTGATACAGATTTGGCTGATACAACTTTAGAAGATTTTTCTGGAATGGCAGGAGATTTAGTTGGACAAACTACAACTCCAAGGCAATCAACCATAGATTTGGTTACACCAGAAACTGCTGACTTTATAGGTCAGGATGCGGGTCAAGCTGCTGATGTATCTCCAATGCAAGAGGTAGCTTTAGCAGGTACAGCATCTCAAGCTGTACTTCCTGGAACTGGAACTGCATCTACAATGACTGCAGGAACAGTGGCCCCAGGAGTACAAGCAGAGACAGATGCATTACAAGCTCAAACTGGAGAAGTCTCAGACAAAGCACAGGTAACTGCTGCACAACAAGAAACGTCTGCAGTATCTCAGTTAAAAGCTGAACAAGGTACAGCTATTATGATGGATAACCCTGTACAAAGGGAAATCCAAGATGGTGAACTTATCTCTGGTGCTGCTAATGCTTCTAAAGCTGCTGAGTTTACTGAACAAATTGAAGCAGCTACAGCAGAACCTTCACAGAAAGCTACCGTAGCAGGTCAGCTAGAAGGTCTTATGGCACAGTTTGAAGGTGGTAACACACCTGCATGGGCTGCTGGGTCTATGCGTCAGGCAATGTCTAAACTAGCTGCTAGAGGTTTAGGTGCTTCATCTATGGCTGGTCAAGCAGTTATCCAAGCTGCTATGGAAGCTGCACTTCCTATTGCCCAAATGGATGCACAAACTCAAGCAAGTTTTGAAGCACAGAACTTGTCAAACAGACAACAACGTGCTATGCTTGCAGCACAACAACGTGCTACATTTATGCAGCAAGAGTTTGACCAAGAGTTCCAAGCTCGTGTACAAAATGCATCTAAGATTGCTGATGTAGCAAATATGAACTTTACTGCAGAACAGCAGATTGCTCTTGAGAACTCTCGTGCAGCTAACACAATGGAGCTTAACAACCTATCTAACCGTCAAGCTCTAGTTATGGCAGAAGCTGCTGCATTGGCCAACCTCGATATGGCAAACTTGAATAATCGTCAGCAAGCTGCTGTACAAAATGCTCAAGCTTTCCTACAGATGGATATGGCTAACCTAACTAATGAGCAAGCAACATCAATGTTTAAAGCTCAACAAAACATTCAGGCTCTGTTTACAGATACAGCTGCCTCAAATGCTGCAGCACAATTTAATGCTACAAGTGAAAATCAAACTAACCAGTTCTTTGCTAACTTAAATGCACAGGTAAGTCAGTTCAATGCTTCTCAAAAGAATGCTATGGACCAGTTTAACCTAAATAGTACAAATGCTATGAGACAGTTTAATGGAAACTTGCAGCAACAAAGAGACCTGTTTAATGCACAGAATGGTTTGGTAGTAGCACAAGCTAATGCTCAATGGAGACAGAACATTGCTACACTAAACCAAGCTGCACAGAACGAAAGCAACATGGACTTTGCAAAGACTATGAATGCTCTTACATCGACTACACTGGACGCCATTTGGCAACGTGAACGTGATATCATGTCGTTTGCCTTTACTTCACAGCAGTCAGCACTTGATAGATCTTTGAATCTACTATTAGGTGATAAAAAGATTGCCGAAGTTGAGAAGCAACTTGGTGCTCAAAAAGATGCTGCATCTACAGACCTAGTGTTTAGATTCCTATTTGGCTCTGATCCTGATGGCATCTTCGGTGGACTATTTAATAAACCATCATAAGGATAAAGATTATGAGTTTTAACTACGGACCTAACTATATGGCTATGGTACAAGCCCTTCAATCTGGTGGGATAGAAGGTGCTAAAGCTGCCAAAGAGTCAAGAGCAACAAGGGGTCTTGCTTCATCTCCTATGGTAGAAAGATTAGGACAAAAGATAGATGAGCCTATTACAACAGACAAGGCTCTCTTGGCTAAGTTTAAATCTATTCAAGAAGATAACAAGACTCTAAGAGATAAGCTTAGAGCATCTGGTGTTGAGGAAGATCCTTTAACAGGTGATATTCCAGATATGTCAGACTTCGATGTTTCTGGTAAACCTATGGAAACAGCTTTTAAACTTATTGATGACTTTAAGTCTAAATACGATATGACCACAGAACAAGCTGCTGGGGTTGTTGGAAACTTATGGCATGAGACTGGCGGATTTAAATTTATGCAAGAGCTTAAACCAACTATAAAAGGGTCTAGGGGAGGTTTAGCTTTTGCTCAGTGGACAGGCACAAGAAGAGATCAGTTTGAAAGCCTTCTAGAAGAACTTGGAGACTTACCTGCAGATAGTTATGAAGGTAACTGGGCAATGATTGCTGAAGAGTTTGACACTACGGAGAGAGGTGCTCTTAAAAAAATTATGGGTACAGATACTGTTGAAGGTGCAGCAAGAGCTACATCTAAATTTTACTTAAGACCTGGAAAACCTATGATGGATAAGAGAATAAGTGATGCTAACACAATCTATGCAGCTTATATGAAATCTAGACAGAGCAGTGAGGAATAATAATGAGAACTTTTGATGCACCGATTCCAGGGCAGTCTTTAACGGATACTCCAAGAAATGCTGCTTATGAAAGACCTCCAGAAATATCCGACCCAATGGAGGCTATTGACGTACACTTAGACAATCTGAATAAAGATGGTGCTATGGACGATGTCATCTATTTCTTAGAAATGGGTGTAGACTTAAAGACTATGGTTCAGGGCATTCTCCGCAGTGGGGTTGTTGCAGGACTGCACTCTATTGATGTTAGCCTTATCATTGCACCAATCATACATGAATACATTAAAGGTTTTGCTGAAGCTCTTGACGTTGAGTTTGATGAAGGGTTTGAAGATAAAGAAGGTAAAGAAATTATCACATACCGCAGAGAAGCATCTCGTGCTAGAAAAGTACTGGATGAGCTTCGTAAGAAGCAAGGTATGGAGCCTTTACCTGAACCAGAGATTGGTATGGAAGAGCCTGAAGAAGCTACAGAAGATACCGCAGAAGTAGAACAAGAAGAGCCAGCTAAAACTGGACTAATGGCGAGGGTATAATTATGGCATTTAATCCAGTAGGAGTTGTTAATTGGTTAGAAAAAGCTGATGCAGCTAAAGCAAGAGAAGAAGAACTCATTCGTAGTAGAGAGGATGCCCTTCTGGGATTGTACCTGAAGGGTGGTAAATCTGGATCAGCTACTAAAGAAAGAGTTGGTGCAGCAGAGGCTGCTATAAAATTTCAAAACAGGATTGATAGTTCTGGTATTACTGACGAAGAGACTTTGAACTATCTGAATAATATTGCTTCAGATCCCTATGCATCTCAAGACGTTTTAAAGTTTATTGATGAACAAGCTACAGAATATGATAGGGTAATTAATCTAAGGGATTTACCTACAATGATTAGTATCATTGAGGCTCCTACGTCTGACGATGATAAGATTGATCTATTAAAAGAGTTTGAGGTTGTAGATCTTACAAACAAAGACGAGTACTACAAGCTAGCTGAAAGAATTACTAATATGACCACTAAAAATGGTCGTACAGTATTTGTAGATATCGGTCCAGATGTAATTGCAAAGACAGACTTTACTGTAAGAGAAAAGCAATTTGAGGGTGTACAAAAACAAGTTATCCGTATGGCTCAAGTAGCTGTAGATAGTAATCATCCAGAAGCTATGAGAATTCAGTCCGAACTAAATAATCTAGGCTCAAGTCAATCGGCATTGGTAGATAGAGCAACAGAATATTTATTTGAGATGTTTATTACTCCAGAGCTTGTACAAGGTCTCGAAGAGGAAAACCCAACTGCCTATCGTGAACTGTCTAAAAACCACCTAATTCAACCCTATCTTATAACTTCAGACAACACTTTCCCTGAGCCAAGTCAAGCAGCTATTGAGGCTCTATTAGCTGACCCAAGCAAAAGAGCTGAATTTGATCTTAAATTTGGACCAGGATCTTCTGACGAGTATTTATAATGGCAAACTTTTTTGATCAATTTGATCCACAAGAAGAACCTCAAGAAAACTTCTTCGATCAGTTTGATAACCAAATCACACAGAACCCTCTACCTGAGCCAGGAACTTACACAGAGAATGAGATGGTTGAAGATGATCGGATGTTTACCATCATCAACAACTACATGCTTGATCGTTATGGTCTTCAGTCTGTAGAGAATAAAAGTCGTGAAAAGATTGTAGATGACTTCTTAGACAATCGTCGTGGTGTATCTGCAGGTAACACTGTGCGTGGTCTGTCGGAGATGGACTACCTAAACGATATTAGTGGTGACGAAGAAAAGATAGGTAGAGCAGCTGCGGCTGCAGCTTTGTTTGAGAACATGGCAGGTCTTTACTCTAGAGAAACTACCGTAGGTGAAAAGATTAGGGGTACTGGGGACTACGTTCGTACAGCATTGCTAGATCCAATCAACCTAGCTGGCGGTCTTGTTGGAAAGTTTATCGGTGGTGGTGCTGTTCGTTTAGGTACTCAAAGTGCTAAGAAAGTAGCACTACGTGAAATGGCTAAGAAGCAAGCAGCAGGTGCCAGTGCAAAAGAAGTATCTAAAACTGGTAAAAAAGTATTTATACAGGCTGTAGATGCTGCAGGTAAACAGACAACCAAGCAAGTTGCTGACTACTCAGCCCGACTACTATCATCAAAAGGTCTCAAACGTCTGGCACAGAAAGGTGCACTGGCTGAGATTGCAGCAGTCACTGGTATTGAAGCTGCTGTCAGTGTTGGCATGGAATATCTGTATCAGGATGGACTCATAGAGCTAGGTGTTCGTGACGACTACGATAAGTTTGCTATGGGTATTGCAGCCCTTGGTGCTACTGCTATTGGTGGAGTACAGGCAGGTAAAGTTATGCTTCGTGGTACCTCTGGTGTAGCTGCACCATCTGTTACTGTAAGAGACCCTAATGCTGCAGGTATGGTAATAGACCTTGCTAAATCTATTGAAGATTACACAAACGCCCTAGTGCCTAAAACTGGCAGTTGGAAGAACAAAGTTAAGGGTGGTGTAGAACTTAAAGATCTAGACACAGACTTTTTTGTAGACCTGTTGTTAGGTCATGTTGATGACGAAGGTAACGTTGTACTAAAGGGGTTAGCACAGTTAGCACAAGAACGTGGCCTAGTATTTAATAAACGTGGTGATGATGATCTGTATAGTAACTGGATGGCCGATCTAATCAAACAGTCTGATCCAGCAGATATCAAAACATTTATTAAAGCTTTTGAAAAGTCTACAGGCAACAAACTAAAACAAGCTAAAACTTTAAGTATCGAAGAGTTTGCAGATACCTTTGCAGCTAAGATGAACGGTGCTGCCAGAGTACTTAATGCTGCATCACAAGGTTCAAAACTTAATGGTGTATCTGTCAAAGACTTAGAGATTGCACAGATGATTGAATCTGCACTTGATTTAGGTTTGTTGAAAAAGGCAGATGAGTCTAAGGTAGCAGGTCTATCTGAAAAACTTCCTGATTTTATTCGTAACAACCAAAACAGATTGATTAGATTACTTGTATCTAACCCATCAACAAGTGCACTTAACATGATTGGTTGGGGTGCTAATGCAGGTATCAATGCTGTGTCTGATATGGCACTAATGACCCTGCATGCAGGTAGAGGTACATTAGCTAAAGCTATCGGCATGGAAAAGGCTGGAGAAAAATCCTACAAAATTGCTAAAACCTTGTTTGAATCTAACGCATTTCGTATGAGACTGCTGTTTGATCCTGATATGACTCATGCAGCATTTGAATCTGCACTTACACGTAATTCAAAAGCTTTACAAACACTAGCCAGCACTTTGCCAGGTGGTATTGATAACGTCACTAAGCTTGTAACTGATGGTAAGTTTACACCTAACCAAAAGCTTGTAGGTGAAAAAATTGACGACGGTGTAGACTTTATTCAGGCACTTACTTTTGTTAAGGCTCAAGATAGCTTTACCAAGTCTCAAGAATTTATCTTTCAGATGGATAAAGAACTTAGACTAGTAACTGGGATGGGTTGGTCAGACTTTTATAACTGGGATGATGCTTACAAGTTTATGGCCACAAAAGAGTATGCTCAAATAGAAGCTAAAGCCGTAGATAAAACTTTAGAAAGCATCTTTAGTAAATCTTATAAAGGTTCTGGACTTGTTGGTGAAGTTGCTGCAGTTATTGAAGATGCTAGAAACATTCCTGGGGTTGGTCTACTTATCCCATTTGGCAGATTCTTTAACAACACAGTAGACTTTGGTCTACAAGCCACTGGTTTATCTATTGCAGGTAAGGCTGCTGGTAAATACTCAGACAAAAGCTATGGAGAGCTGTTTACTAAAGCTGCAGTGTCTTGGGGTCTGGCCTCTACTATGGTGCAAACAGAAAGTGAAAATCGTAAAGCAGGTCTAGGTCTTTATCAAACATCTGTTGGAGGTGAAGTTGTTACACGTCAGTATGACTACCCAGTTTCATTCTTTAAAGCTTGGGCAAGAATTGGTTCTTACTATATGGATGGTGAAGAGCCACCTGCAGAACTTCTTTCACAAATAGCTAGAGACTTTACTCTAGAAGGAGTTCTTAGAAATTTAGACAAGACTCAACAAGATGTTGCAGGTCTGTTCTTCTATATGTTCCAAGGAGATATGAAAGAATCTTGGAGAGCCTTTGGTAAATCTATGGGTGGTGTAGGATCACAGGTTGCCTCTTCAGCTACACGTTTTATTGAACCTGTAAACACACTGGCTGGCATTGCCAGAGGTGAACAAGCCAGACCTATTGATCGTTATCAAGGAAACAAATTCTACAATGACTCTGTTCGTTATATTGACAATATTATTCCATTGTTTACTGGTAAACCAGTCGGTGAGACACTTAAGCAAGCAGCAACAGGAGAAGCTGATATTACATCTACAAAGTCATTAGGTATTAGGCCTATCCGACTTACTGATACCCAACGTGTTATGAACATGCTTGGTTATGAGCAGTTCGATATTAATGCTGCTAGAAATATCAGAACAAAAACACCTGAAGCTGCTAACGAATATAACGGCATCTTGTTTGATATTATTGAGGCTAAGTCTTCGGCACTTATGGACAGTAAAGCATTTAGAAACATGTCTATGTCTAGACAAAGACTTTATTGGGAAAAAGAAATACTGCCTGAAGCTAAAGAATTAGCTAAAACTTTCTTGTATCTCCAGTACTCAGGTCCACTTGATACCATTGACTTGCAGTATGAGTTAGCAGGTAAATATAATAATAAGAAACTAGATGATGCTCTCGAAGAGCTAAACTTTGAGGGTGATTTAGGAGATATGACGAGGGCTGAACTTTATGTTTTAAAAGAATATCTTTCTACAATAGAGCAGATAGAACTGCTCAGAGTTCCTTCGGAGGTTGGAGCAAAACAATACGGTAGATAAATTAAAAGGGGGCTTTGCGGCCCCCTCTTTTTATGTATCATCCAGCATATAATCTGCCCAATCATAGGCTTGCCTTTTTATGTCACGCATATCATTACTCGACCTAGCCCCTGCCAATAAACCACATAAGGCCTGACCTGCCAAGTAAATCCTTGGGGTCAGGCTTTTTGTTGCAGGAGCTTTACGTCTTTGCTGAGTGAACTTTTTTGCCTCTTTCTCTAAGTTCTCTTTCAATGACTAGCTCCTTATTTTTGAAGTAGGCTTTATTAAAGCCCATCTCCCAATCCCTATTGTCTTTGGTATTTACTTGGTAGGGATTACCCAAGTTACCATCTAGGAAGGCTTGGTAGCCTTCGTTAAAAGGTTTTATCGTTTGCTTTGATGCTGTATTAGTGCTTCTAGGTACCATCTTGCTTTCTTCAAATCCTCTAGACCATTCTTGTAACGCCAAC